ATAGTCATACATTAGCGTAATGGGCGGGGATGTCAAGTCCCCGCCCATAGCTGTTGTTCTTAGAGTAGCGACTCAGCGATTTCGTCGAGCTCCTCGTATGAGTGCTCTTTGATGAGGTTACGAGTGTAAACCTCTGAGGCTTCGACCACGGAAATAGCTGCTGATGCATCTAGCTTCCAGTCTTCCTCTAGGTCGCGCTCCTTGATAGGAGTAACGGTGTAGTTGGTTGATGGGCCTTTACCAATTCTCACAATTGCCCAGTATCCCTTGGTCAAAGGGCCCTGTGGTGAGTAGTGAGCGGCGTGCAAAGCCTGGTACAAACGAGCACCTGAAATAAGCATCTGACGCTGCATACCCTGCTCAGAGTTCAAAGACACGACAGTAAATGCGCGCTTGTTTTCTGGGCGGTCCTGTAACTTAATACATAGAGGGCAGTTAGTTCCGATGCAAACGTATGAACGCTTGCCGCTTGTCTTCTGCTTTAGGAAGTGTTGCTTGTAGATAGCAAAAGGTCCGTTCTCGTCTAAGAACTTAAAGACCTGGTGTTTTCCGTCTTCAAACTTAACTTCTGTTGGGAAGTCGCTCTGGACGGTGAGGCTTTCTGCTGCTTCCCAGCCCGACTGGACTGAGGTAGAGGCTGCAGTAGCCTGTGATGGACGTGCGTCAATGTCGTCGGCAACATAGCTGGCGGCATTTGGGGCATCTTGGTTAAGTGGCATAATTGCATTTTCCTTAATTGATTGATTATTTACTTTGTTTCTTCTGCGCGGATTGTTTCCCACGCCTCGGCTATCTTATCACTAAGATTCCGGTGTATAGACCATTCTATAGGATTTACGTCTAAAAGTCCAGCCTTTTCAAAAAGTTCTACAGTAACTTTTACCATGGCTTTACTATATAGCCTACGACCGACATATTCTTTGCCGTTCTTTCCTATTCTAGATGGCAACCTGTAAGGAGAGGCTGGAAGCAGTCCACTTTCAGTCCAATACCGTACAGTTTTTACGGGCCTATTTAAGGCCTTTGCCAAAGAGCCTAGCAGATACATTTGTACTACATTACCGTTTGGCAAAGTTTTTTCGTAAAAATCATTTTCCCAGCTGGGGTCTACCTCAACTGGTTTTGGTGCTTCACGACGCTTGCGCTTGCTGCCCGGGTAGTAATCACCCGGGTCACCAAATAGCTCGTCAATAAAATCTTTTTCAGTCATCTTCGTCTTCTAAAAGCATATACTGTACGCAGCATCCATCGCAAGTATGTTTTCCAAATTGATGCGTAAGGTCATGCTCACAAACTACGTATCTCATTAGTCCCAATCTGGTTCGACATCAACGCAGTTCATGTGATAACAATTTTCGCATTCCACATGAACCTCGTAACTACCTTTTGAACCTACAGCATCCACGCTCTCATTCCATTCTTGGCATTCATCGCACTCAAATGAAACAGTCATGGCTACTTCATCATCCCACGGGGTAGATAACTTCCAGCCGTCATAGCCAGGTATTTCGTAGCTCATTACTTTTCTCCTTCGCAATTCATAATTGCTTCATTTTCTGTTTTAAATTGAGACCAACAGTCGCCTGTTGACCCAAGGTCGTATGCAAAAAAACCGTACACCAGGAATCCTAACATCAACAGGAGTATTGATGCAAATAAAAATATCTCTTTTTTAGTTGCCATTGTGGGTCACCCAAAAATACTGACAGGTTGGACAACACGGTGTGTTGTAGGAGTCTGTAACTGCTTCCTCAAACTTTGCATAATAAGCGGGGTCTTTGCGGAATAAATTAGCCTTGTGAGTGGTTAATACTTTAACCAAGGTGAAAGGGTCTTTAAACCACTTTGGAATTGAATATCCCCACGAGTCTCCGGTATAAAACTTAAGTTCTCTAAGGTTAGACATATTCTTATCAGTCTTGATACCGCGGACATTTGCTTCCTTAACCATAGCCATGATGTATAGCCACAGCTGTCCTTCATGCCCCCGCCACATTTTAACTGCAGGGTGATTACGCCATGCGGCTTTAGGGTCATTGCTAGATAGAACTTTAAGAATTTGATATCCCTCAAGAATCTGTTTGTTTAAACGTTTGCTATCTAAAGCTTGAGCTGACTGGTCAAACTGTTTAAATGGTAGAAATGTCTGCAATGCTTTCTCCCTTGATAAGAGCAATGTTATTAGCAACAATAGCGGCTTCAACCAAAAGTTTATCAGACAAATAAACATCTACTGTTTTTTCTAACAGTTTGATGATGCGCTCTTGTTCAACAAGCGCACCTTCTTCTTGACCAATAGCAATACCTTCCGCACGACCTCTATAGAAGCCTTGCATAAAGTCGCTTTTTGCAGGATTTTCTTGGCGCTCCATTTCTTCTTTAACGGAGTCCGGTAGCTCTGTTAGAGCTGCGTATAGTTCAGCCATCTTAGCCATTATTTGCTCTTTTCTAGGATTAAAGCCCATGATACTTTTTCAGGGAACATTGCGTCAATGTCGGCGTCAGTAAGCTTACCATCCCAGTATGCAGCCATAACTGCGTCTGGGTCAAGCACCACTGTGGTTTTTGTACATGAGTCAAAAAGATTTTTTGACTTTAGGATGACGTCAGCCTTTTCTTCATCAAATGCTTTGGAGACACGACGTTGCTTTACCACGTTTGCAGTTCCAGAAAGCTGGTCATCTACTGCTAGGACGATGCTGCCCTTGTCGTTTTCTTCACCAAGCTGCTCAACCGTTTCCAGTATGCGCTTACGCAAGGTGGAAACTCTGGTTTCTAGAGTGGTGATTTCGTCTTTAAGGGTTGTGTATTGGCGAACTTCCTGAAGCAAGGGCTCTAGGCCGCCATTAGGTGTTTCATTGATAATTGGCATTTTGTACCTTTGTAGTCTAGTTACTTGTGGGTTGCTAACCTTTAGCAGTACAAAACTAATACCTATTCGGTGTCTTTGTCAAGTCCTTCAGCAATAAATTTTTCCATTGCTTCAATTAGGATGCTAGTGACTGTAATTCCCTGTTCTGCCGCTTTTTTCTGTACGGCTAGCCAGAGCTCATCGGATACGCGAATAGTGCGTGTAGGGGTTTTAGGTGCATTTGGCATATCTCTATTTTAACAGACTGTACCGACAAACGGGTAAGAAACAACCCGGGGACCGTTTCCTGCGTCCCCGGGTATTAATGCATCTAGTTTACCTGATTTCGATGACTTTTGGTTTCTTTTCGTCCGGTACATTTTTGACCAATTTTACGGCCAAAATTCCTTCGGACAGCTTAGCTGAGTCTATCTCGTAATATTCAGCCAAAGCAAAGGTGAGTGTAAAATTGCGTCCAGCAATGCCGTTGTGAACGACGGTTCCTTCTGCTTCTTTACTTTCTTTCTTTCCTTCAATTTTAAGCACCTGCTCTTCTACTGTTACTGTGATTTCTTTCTTGCTAAACCCAGCCACAGCGACGTTGATGAGGGTGGTGTCATTCTTTTGGTCAATAATGTCATAAGGCGGATAGCTAGGCTTAGCCACAGACATCTGTTTAAGGGTCTCTAAAATCGGTGACCAGCCGATTGCCCAACGGTCTAGACTTGGAAATAAGTCATTAATTGTTGGCGCTTTTGGTATTGCAGCGCCTTTAGTTTTTGTACCTTCCCAAGGCTCATGTGGGTTAGGAATCCATGGCTTAGGAACATTTGTATAGGGATTTCTGTTTTTGTAATTATCCCAGTCGTTATAATCATCTGGGTTGCCATACGTTGTTTTCATGCTGTCTCCTTAAGACGACAACTGTGCCCCAGTACTGCCCGAAGCACAGTATTTATTTACGGTACCCAATTGGCGTACCTATATGGAGTATAGCAGAAAGTTAAAAGCCCCGCCAGCCTAAACTAGCGGGGCCGTAACTACAGCGTTGGTACTACTCTGACGTATCGGATTTGACTGTTTTTATAGTCGCTCAAAGGCTGAATGATGGTGTCACTCGCGCCATTATGGGCGTTAATTATTTTTCCGTTTCCGATGTATATTGCAGAGTGATAGAAGTTAGTGCTTCCAGGATAGGCAAAAACTACAATGTCTCCAACTTTTGGTTTAGAGACACGAGTGCCTACGTGAGCCTGCTTATTTGCTGAGTGTGGCAGTTCTAAGCCAAACCTCTCATAGGTCCAGCGAACTAATCCAGAACAGTCCCATCCACGAGGACTTGAACCCGAAAACACATATGGAGTTTTTCCTACTCGGGTCTTTAGATATTTGATTACTTTGTTCATCTGCTTGGTGTTGTTGTGTATTTTAATGGTTGTTAAAAACGTGTCTTGTTCTACCGCCTGTGTTTTTACAACGGGCTTAAACGGTGCACGTGCTATAGACGCAGATGCTGAACAGCCAACAAGTGTTAATAAGATGCTGACTGCAATTATGTACTTTTTCATTTAGCGACCTACCTTTCCTTATCGTTAGTACTTGGTCGTTTATTGTCGAAGTGACTCAATATTCAGTTATGGATAAAACCATAGCACAGAAACTGCGGGGTAAAACCAGTTTAGGCAGAAAAAACACACCCAGATAGTGGACAATGGATATGACCACATTTGTCAAATTAATCGCGCAGTTATCTGCTAACTACACGCGTCTTTACACCCAGACCCTTAAAAATCTTAGCTTAGAAAAGTATTATGAAACTTTTTGGAAATGTAATGTTGCGCATACTCGCAACTTTTGTCGCCTCGGCACTAGGCGTTATTGGTGCTGGTTCTATCATGCAGGTAGACCTATTTACCGCCGCAGCTATGGGCGGTATTCTTGCGGTATTTAAAGTTATTGAATTGCTTTCTTTGGCATTCTTGGAAGACGGAAAGTTGACACTAAACGAAATAAATGCAGCATTTCGTCAAACCGTTGCGCTTAAAGGCGTAGAAGAAACCAAAGAAGGACAGGGGGACAAGGTTAAAAATGAGAAGGTTAAATAAACTTTTTGCATTATCTCTAGCGTCATTATCAGTATTATTTTTATTTTTTGCAGCAAGCCCTGCTTCTGCTGATAGCACTACTGATTATAATAATAAGGTTGCTGAAGCTCAGGCAAAAATTAATGATTTACAAAATCAACTAAATACGGCACAGGCTAATTTAGACAGTTGGCTTACTTCATCCGGTTCTCAGGCTGAGCTAATTAACACCGCTCAAACCGAGCTGACTCTTGCTCAAGAAGCCCTGGATAATGCTGAGGAAACGTATTTGTCTGATAAAGCAGGCTATGACTTATACTACTTAGAAGTTGCTGCAGCGGAGCAGTTGGTAGTCTCTGCCATTGCGGAAGTTAACGCTGCTGCTGACTTAGTAGACAGTACCTTTGATTCATATGCAGTAGCTCAGCAAAATGCTAATGTTGCTGAGGCAGAGATGGACACGGCACAGGTAAACTACGACACTCAGCTAATAAACGTTGGTGGAGAAGGTACGGCGCCTGGGTTAGTTGTAGACGTATATGTTGGTATTAGTCAATACGGTAACCCACCGAGTCGTTCCGATATTGTTTACACAAAATGTAAAACAGTTACAGTAGACAACATTCAGGCTAACTGGGGCGGGGGCAGCATCTTTGGCTGTGGTGGTGACTTTGTAATGCTTCACTACCGTGGCTACATTACCTATCCAACTACAACTAAAGTGTACTTTCAAGCACAGGCTGATGATGGTTTTTACATGAAAATTAACGGTCAGCAAGTAATCAATGACTGGTCTCTCAAAGGCTGTGGCGCTAACTCAACTGGTGTGTTTTCTTTCACCGGTGGAAAGTCCTATGCTATTGACGCTTGGTTTTATGAGTGGGGCGGCGGTGCATGTTCTACCCTGTACTACCAGCCTATGAACGGTCAATGGTCTGTTGCTCCCGCCTCTTTCTTTACTCAAGATGCTCAAGCAACATGGGTAAAAGACCCAGCAAAGAAAGCTATTCTTGACCAGAAGACTGCCGCTTATGTTCAAGCAGTAGCCGCTGAAGAACAGGCAAACGAAGTCTATCTGAACGCTGAGATTAACTACGATGGAAAATATTTTAATTATTTGATGTTAAGTCAGGATTTAGCAAGCAAGCGAGGAATTCTTTCTGACTATGAGTATGTAATGGATAACTCCGAGATAACTTGGCAAAATCGTAGTGACGATGAAGCAATAGCTTCAGCTAACCTTCGTGATTTAAAGGCAGAATACAGTTCTACTTTTGATGCTATACAGCAAGCAGTAGCTCGTGTAGATGAGCTTGAAAAACAACTAGAGCAAGCCAAGATTGATTTGACAAACATACCTAAACCAACTGCTAGCGATAAGCGTAAGCCAAAGAAAAATGCCCCTAAGTACTTTGCGGATGGAGCATACATACCAAGAGAAATATTTGTGCCTGTCCCAAAATAATACCCCCCAAGGAATTCAGTTCAAATCCAGTATCTGATATTCCAGTAGTGGGGGCGGTCGTAGAAATATTTGCTAATGCTATGGAGGCGTTAACAAATATTGGTGCTGACCTACCCCCGGCTGTTAGAGAAAAGGCCCAAAAAGTGGTTATTTCTGCCATCATTGTTACACAGGTAGCAACTCAGGCTGCAACCATGGCTGCTGCCAGCGCAGCTAGCTCGGCAAGCGCTAGTAGCTCATCTGTAAGGAGGAAGCCGTAATGAAGTTCTTAAAAGACCTTATAGGTCAAATTTGGACGCTATTAGGCATGTTTGTGGCCTGGATAGTGTTAGAAGGCTCTGCTAAAACAGTGGTTGGTTGGTGTATTCTCATCTCTCTAGTGGTCTGGATGGCTACTTTCCCCCTGCGAAAAGACGACGAATAAGCGACAATAGATAGGTACCCCCGAAAGGAACCTTATGTACAACTACCGTTTACCATTCCCTAAAGTTGCAGACCCATTTGGCTCACATTCCGCTCAGCGTAAGGCCATGGGCCTTGGTCCACACCGTGGAGTAGACTACAACGGATTCAAAGCTGGAACTCCTCTTCCAGCTGTTGGTGACGGTGAAATTACTCTTAACAAGTGGACTGACGTTTTGGGCTGGGTAATAGAGCTTAAAGTTGGCAAGCATTACTTCTTGTATTGCCACATGGACAAGCAATCTCCTCTTAAGGTTGGCACCAAAGTTAAATCTGGTGACGCTGTAGGTGGAGCTGGAACAACCGGAAGCGCTAGCAGTGGAGTGCATTTGCACTTTACCTTGTCTACCACTTCTGGCGGCGGCATTACCGGAAAGGTATATGACGCTCACGCATTCCTTCTAAAGAAGATTGCGGAAGAAAAAGCAGCTGCTAAAAAAGCTGTAAAAGCCCCTAAAGAAGCACAAGCCGTAGCCCCATCTCCTGCACAAGCCGTTGCACCTAAAATTTGCAAGACTTGCAAGCAGGAGATTAAATAATGCTAAATAAACTAAAGAACATTCTCGTCCGTTCAATCGGTGTAGTCATGTTTGCGTTTCTACCTGGTGCCGCCATTGGTGGTCCAACCGTTGGTTGGCTTATGGGCGGCCTTGTAGGTGTAGGAACTGTGTTCTCGTCAATCATCATATTCTTTGGTGTTCAATTGGCTTGGGACGCAATGATTTCTGACCAAGACATTGAGAAAGGTTTCCGCGCCGCTGTAGCTAAACAGGCTGAAGACAACCCTGACATCAAAAAAGCGTTGGAAGACTCAGCTGCCGATACGCCAGACCTAAGTGATTTTGGTGACCTAGATGAGCTAGACACCGCTGATGACGATGAAGAAAAGCCATTGGCTTAGTAATTAAATAAAATCGCCCTGCTTATTAGGCAGGGCGATTTTTTATTCCTCTACTGTTTTATGCAGTACAACGTCTAATCCGTTATCCGGATGATATGACCAAGAAACATCGATTCCGTCAAAAGAGGCTGTTTGACGACCCATTAGCGAGTTTGTCGTATCCATGTTACTGATTATGTAGGAAGGGGTTTTGACTTCCGACAAGACACACGCGATGTCGTATATGTCTGCGTTAGAGTACTCGTATTCACCGTTTCCGTTGATAGTGATAGTTGTACCCTCGTCTGATACGGTAATTCCGGAGGGGGAACCACACGTATCATATGCTTCTTCGAACAAGAGAAAGGGAGGCGGAGGCGGAGTACCACATCCTGTCACAGATACTAGAAGAAGCGAAGCGCCTAATAAAG